TGAGGAGACCTGCAAGAAGTACGGATATTGTTACGTTGAGGACAGAGGAGAGATAAAGCAGTGTGCTCCCTACTTCAAGAATGGGAGGCTTGTCGCTCAGCACCTTCGGTCCGCTGATAAACGCTTCTCATGGGTAGGTGATACGAGAGACCTAGAACTCTTTGGGCAGTCCAAGTGGAAGTCTGGAGGAAAGAGACTTGTGATTACTGAGGGCGAGATTGATTGCCTGACAATAGCTCAAGTCTTTAATCTTAAATGGCAGGTAGTGTCCGTCCCTAATGGAGCCGCTTCAGCAAAGAAATATATCAAGCAGAATATCGAGTTCGTTGAATCCTTTGAGGAGATAGTCCTAAGTTTCGATATGGACGAACAGGGCAGGAAGGCTACAGAGGAAGTGGCTCAGCTTCTTACTCCAGGCAANGTNAAGATAGCTGACTGGAGTCCCTACAAGGACCCTAATGAAATGCTCCAGGCAGGTAAAGGAGCAGAGATTGCNCAGAGAATCTTCAACGCTAAACTCTATAGGCCTGACGGTATCATCGCAGGGAGCGAAATCACCCTTGAAGACTTACTTGAGGATGAAAACTACAACTCCTACGAACTNCCTTATCCTGAACTGAACGATATGCTCAAGGGTCTCAGGAAGGGNGAGATAACCACTATTACAGCAGGTACAGGTATAGGTAAGAGNACCNTNGCAAGGGAGATAGCCTACCACCTAGCTGTAGAACACGGGCTGAAGATAGGGGTAGTGGCCCTTGAAGAGTCCATCAAAAAGAGTGCTCTAGGGTACATGGCGATTAGGCTCAACGTGCCTATGGGGGACCTTTTCCTAGACAAGTCTATTGTGCCCATGGAGGACTTCGAGGACGCTTACATGGAGCTTATAGCCTCTGACAGGTTCTTCTTCTACGACCACTTCGGGAGCCTGGAGTCTGACAACCTGCTCCACAAACTGAAGTATCTAGCTTCAGGGCTAGATGTAGACTTCATAGTCCTGGACCATATATCAATTGTGGTCTCAGGGATAGCGGACGGGGACGAGAGGCGAATCATTGATAACCTCATGACTGACCTGAGGAGCCTAGTGGAGAACACAGGAGTAGGTATGCTCCTGATTAGTCACTTGAGTGTACCTCAGGGAGGAGCTAAGGCTCACGAAGAGGGNGGTAGAGTTACCCTCAATCANCTNAGAGGTTCAGGTTCAATCAAACAGATTAGTGACAATATCATTGGCGTTGAGAGAGACCAACAGGGGAAAGACCCTAACATCTCTCTTATTCGTTTGCTCAAGAATAGGCTCATAGGAGTTACAGGTGAAGCAGGTTACGTTAGGTATCACAGGGATACTGGGAGGTTACTTCCTAGTGAACCACCTGTAGAAGAAGAGGAACAAGAAGATGATGAAATGATGATGTGGATAGGAGAGGAGGGTGAACCTGATTTCTAGGAAGTTAGTGTTCCTGACAGGTAAGCAACGGTCAGGAAAGGATACTGTAGCAGACATGCTAGTGGAGCACTTTGGTTTCCACAAAGTGAGTCTGGCAGATAAAGTGAAGGAAGTAGCTAGGGACCTCTTCAAAATGGAGGGAAAAGACAGGGGATTACTCATTAAGATTGGTACAGGTATGAGAGCCATTGATGAAGATGTGTGGGTGAATTACCTTCTCCAGAGTCATGGACCTAATAAACCTTGGGTAATTCCTGATGTTCGGTTCCTGAACGAGTTCAATAAGTTTAAGGAAATGGGAGGGATTGCTGTAGCTGTAGACGCTGATGTGGAAGTTAGGAGTAAGAGGGAAGGCTACGACCCTGAGTATGAGAACGACCCTACGGAGGGAGCCTTGGTTCACCTAGAGCATGACTACAGGATTGACAATAATGGGACAATCCCTCAGTTGTTCATGCAAGTGTATCAGCTAGGGGAGAGCTTAAAGAGGGAGGAAAGTTAGAATATGTTCTCATGTAAACGCTGTAGCGGAGACCTCGTTGATTTGTGGGGTGCCTTGGTCGGAGACAACTACCATCTAGAACTTATATGCAGGGAATGTGACCTGGAACATTGGGCTACCTTCTATCTCGCAGATTTAAACTGTGACGACTTTGAAGAGGAGGCGGAGGAGGAGAGTAATGGGTGCTGATGATTTTCATGTGAGTGTGGAGACAGGACACCCGAAGACTAACACGTGTGAGGAGGGTCAAGCAATGTTCTTAGTCTTGAGGAAATTTGGAGGAGGACTATACCCTGGCGACGAGACCGTACTAGGGGAATTCAATAACTACTCTGACGCTTTATCCTTCATTTTAAAGAGGCCTATCTCTGAGCAAGCTCAGTGTCGTATCGTAGAGGTTAGCCGTACATGGGGACCAAGAATTGAGTTTGAAAAGGTTAAGCAATGGGAATCCTAGTCTTTGACATTGAGACTGATGGGCTAGACCTAGAGAAAATCTCAAGGATTCATACCCTCTGGATTTATGATTACTCCCAGGATGAGTACAAGGGGTACAGAGGGAGGACCCTTGAGGAGGGAGTTAGAAGGCTCCATGAAGCAGAGGCTATCGTAGGCCACAATATCATTGACTACGATAATCCCGTAATCAAGAAGTTCTTTCCTTGGTTTAGCCCTAAAAAAGTCTTGGACACTCTTGTCTGGGCAAGACTTATCTTCCCTGACATTTTCGAGAGAGATATTATCCAGGCAAACAAAGGGGCCTTCCCAAGAAAACTAATGGGAAGGCACTCCTTGAAGGCCTGGGGTTACAGGTTAGGGGAGCTTAAGGGAGACTTTGCTGAGAAGACTGACTGGAAAGAATGGTCTCCTGAGATGGATGAATACTGTAAGCAGGACGTTACCGTCACTAAGAAACTCTACGAGAAGCTCTTGAGTATCCCTGTAGATGAAAGAGCATTAACTCTAGAACACAAGGTAGCAGAAATAATCGGGAGACAGACTAAGTTCGGTTTCCAATTTGATGTAAAGAAAGCTGAGGAGCTATACGCCACACTAATTAAACGAAGGGAGGAGTTGCATAGAGAGTTAGTAGAAGTCTTTGGTTCTTGGTATGAGCCTAATGGGAAAGTTACAGTCCCGAAGAGGGATAACAAGACTAGAGGAATAGTCAAAGGGTGTGCCTACCAGAACATTAAGCTGGTGGAGTTCAACCCTAATTCCAGGGCTCATATCTACAAGAGACTCAAAGACAAGTACAACTGGAAGCCAAAAGAGTTCACTGAAAAAGGTACGCCTAAGGTAAGCGAAGAGGTTCTGGAATCTCTGCCCTACCCTGAGGCAAAATTGTTATCTGAGTACCTGATGGTTCAAAAAAGAATCTCCCAATTAGCTGAAGGAGATTCTGCATGGCTGAGGATGGTTAAACCTGATGGGAGAATCTACGGTTCTGTCATTACCAACGGAGCTGTGACTGGTAGGATGACCCACAATAGTCCTAACGTAGCCCAAGTTCCTGCCGTAGGGGTTCCTTACGGTAAAGAATGCAGAACGCTTTTTAGGGTTCCTGAGGGCAGAGCTTTAGTAGGAGCTGACGCTTCGGGACTAGAGCTCAGGTGTCTTGCTCATTATATGGCAAGGTATGACGGAGGGGCCTACGTGAAGGAGCTCCTTGAGGGAGATATCCATACAGCTAACCAGATAGCCGCAGGACTCCCTACAAGGGACAATGCAAAGACTTTCATCTACGCCTTCCTGTACGGAGCTGGTGACGAGAAAATAGGCTCCATTGTAGGGGGAACAAGGCAGGATGGTAAGAAGTTAAAGAACAGGTTCCTAAAGAAAATCCCTGCAATCGCCAAGTTGAAAGCACAGGTAGAACATGTAGCCAAGACAAGGAAATACCTTATAGGTCTGGACGGTAGGAAGTTAAGAGTTAGGGCTATACACTCTGCTCTGAACACTCTTCTACAATCTGCAGGGGCAATCATTATGAAGCAAGCTTTAGTAATATTGGACGAGAAACTTCAACAGGAAGGCTTAAGGCCTGGGATTGACTATGAGTTCGTTGCTAATATTCATGATGAATGGCAGATAGAGTGTGACCAGAAGTACGCTGAGTTTATAGGTAAGACTGCTGTGGAGGCTATTGCTGAAGCAGGAGTCTTTTTTAATTTCAGNTGNCCNNTNGATGGGGAGTACAAGATAGGCAAGAACTGGGCAGAGACCCATTGATAAAAAGAGAGGAGAAAAAGAAATTATGGCAATGGGGGTTACTAAGAGATTCAAGAAAGGCGATATCTTGCAGATTGAGGACGTTATATGTTATGAAGGTATGTACCATAAAGGCGACTTGTTTGAGGTGCTGGTAGACCCTTCTAACTACGCACTTGTTAAGGTAAGGCACCTGCGTTCAGGCAGAGAGCAAAGCTTGGGTACCTATAGATTCGTACTCTTCAGTCGCCGCCAAGAGACCTACGAGTATGCACGTGGGGACATGGTGGGCCTTGAGTTATACCCTATTAAGGTAATCTACAATGACCCTGCAACAATCTTCTTCTATAAAGACCCTATTACAGGTAAGGAGAAGAAGGTTGTAGCTAAATGTCATCCTGACGACATCTACGACAAGGAAGTAGGGAGACGAGTGGCTATTCTTAAGGCTCTCCACAAGGAAATTCCGAGGATTATCAAGCATGAAACAAAGTAAGGTCTTATTGATTGACGCAGATATTCTCATCTTTCAGCACGCTTGCACGAATCAGATAGTCTACGATTGGGGGGACGGTATAGAGTCAGAAGTCTTGACACCTGAAGAGGCTGTAGAAGAGATGGAACTGTTCATAGAGAACCTGAAGGTGGTTACGGAGACTACAGAGTCCCCTCCACTCTTTTGTTTTTCCAAGGGAAGAAGTTTCAGGTATGACGTACTGCCTACCTACAAACACAACAGGAAGGACAAGGAGAGACCTGTACTCCTGGAGACTCTTAAGGCTCACATAAGGAGAAACTACAGGACCTTGGAAAAGGAGGGCCTCGAAGCTGATGACCTTTTGGGAATCCTGGGAACCTCCTACCCTGACAGGTATATCATAGCTTCGATTGATAAGGACCTTCGGCAGATTCCTACATGGAACTACAACTGGAGGACTGGGGTGATGGACAGCTTCTCACTTGAGGAGGCTAACAGATATTTCTTTATGCAGGTTTTAACAGGAGACCCTACGGATGGCTATAAGGGTTGCCCTGGGATTGGCCCAAAGAGAGCTGAAAAGATTCTTGAGGGAGTGAATGTCCTAGATGAAAAGGAAGCTTGGCGAGTGGTGGTAGAGGCTTATGCTTCCAAAGGACTTACTGAAGAGGAAGCTCTACAGCAGGCTAGGGTTGCAAGGATTCTGAGGCATATGGATTATGATTTAGAGAAAGATGAAGTTATTTTGTGGGAACCTTAGGGAGTCTCTAAACAGGGACTCCCTTTTTGTCCCATTAGAGAGGAGAGTAGGAGAAGTGAACGATTACTTAGTGCGGATTACTGAGTCATATACAGGGACAGTCCTTCATCAAAGTTTATTGACATTACCGGAAATACAGAGTTTTCTCAAGGTTCTAGACAAAGTAAGTTGTTTAAGTTACGGAGGAAGGGTCTATAAAGTAGACCAGATAGAGGTTAACATCGAACAAACAGAACTAATACTGGAGGTATATGTATATGAGCCGTAGTAAGATGTCTCCCTACCAGGAGTTTATTTACAAGAGAACCTACGCAAGATGGCTAGACGATAAAGGGCGGAGAGAAAATTGGAATGAGACCGTAGAGAGGTACGCAGACTATTTCCGAAAGAGGGTCCCTGAGGAGCTCCTTGAGGATTTCATGGAGGCTATGAACAGTGTTTATACTTTAGATGTTATGCCCTCAATGCGAGCCTTATGGACAGCAGGGGTAGCTTTAGAACTTGAGAATATCTCAGGCTACAACTGTGCTTACACTGTAGTAGAATCCCCAAGAGACTTCGCTGAAATTCTTTATATCCTCATGTGTGGGACAGGTGTGGGCTTCAGTACGGAGAGGCAGTATATCAACAGGTTGCCTGAGGTTCCACAGTTTCTCCTGAAGTCTAATCATCCTCCTATTGTGATTGAGGATAGCCGAAGAGGATGGGCTGAAGGATACCTGAAGTTCCTGGAGAGTCTCTACTATGACGGAATCATTCCCCAGGTAGATTACTCAAAGATTAGACCCAAGGGAGCTAGGCTGAAAACCTTTGGAGGAAGAGCTTCCGGTCCTGAACCATTGAAACAACTCTTTGATTTCACTGAGAAGGTATTCATAGAAGCGGCTGGTAGGAAGCTAAACTCCCTTGAGGTTTATGATATTGTCTGTATGATTGCTTCTTGTGTCGTAGCTGGAGGGGTGAGACGCTCAGCTACGCTCAATCTAAGTAACCTTTCAGACTCTAGAATGAGAAGAGCTAAAGAAGGACAGTTCTGGCTGGAGAATCCTCAGAGGGCCTTGAGCAACAACTCTGTGGCCTACACTGAAAAACCTGACATAGGAATCTTCATGGAAGAGTGGATGGCTCTTATGAAGTCAGGCACAGGAGAGAGGGGTATTATCAACAGAGAGGCTCTGAAGAAGTCTGCTAGACGAGTAGGGAGAGACCCAGGACATGACTTTGGAGTGAACCCTTGCGGTGAGATTATTCTTAGACCAAGACAATTCTGTAATCTTACAGAGGTAGTAGTGAGACCTTGGGATACCTACGGGACGCTTGCTAAGAAGGTAGTACACGCAGTCATCCTTGGGATTCTTCAGAGTACCCTCACTGAGTTTAACTTCTTAAGTGATGAGTGGAAGAGGAACGTAAGTGAGGAAAGGCTCCTTGGGGTATCCCTGACAGGCCTCAAAGACCACCCAATTCTCTCACGGGCTACGAACGAAGCAAGTAGGTGGCTGGAAAATATGCGCTGGAGGGCTAAGGCGGTAGCTGAGTACT